TGGAGCTGCTTTCATAGGGACAAATTTAGTAGTACCTGTATTATTAACATTATTAGATACGACGGTATTATTACCCTCACCACCTTTAGTGCTAGCCTCTCTCGTCATATCAGCATTCTCAGTAGAGGTTTGAGCTACTGTTGCCCCGGGTGCTGCAGCGGTTGCAGGGGAGATTGGAGCTGTCTTCTTACCGCTGAAAAAATTACTAATAGCAGAGCTTGCTTTAGATGCAGTATCACCGATATATTCACCAGCTTTGTGTATACCCTGAGATGCAGACTTTTCATCTAATAAGCCAAAGGTTAAACCTGACGCTACACCACCTAATGTAGATGCTACTTTTTGGCCGGTTGTTGCTTGCTTACCTTCTTCTACATCAAAATTCTCATTAGTGTTCTGATACCCACTTACTCCACTGTAGGCGGTTCCTGCAATAGCGGCCGCAGGTCCTAGAAATCTAGCTGCTTTACCTACACCACTAAGTATCTTCCCACCAATACTTTTTTTGCCTGGGGTACCTTTACCGCCACCACCCGGTATCATACTTAGAGCTTCACTAGCCGCATCCCCTAAAGTCTTACCCTCAACTGGTGCTGCTACTTCAGCAGATGGAGCGCTTTTTTGCTCAACTATTTCTTTAGGTGTAGTCGGTGCTAATGCTTCTTTAACAGCATTAATACTTAACAACTGGGCTTGACCAACTGAAAGTAAAGAACCAAGGGTAACACTGTTAGCTTTAATTTCTTTTAGTAGATCTTCTGATCCAGAAGGCGTAGTTACAGCAGAAGGGTCTTGTTGGGCTTTACTAGAAACTTTACTTTCTATTTTATCTTTTGTGCGTACAGTCTTATCTGCATTAACTTCAGCTTCTTGTTTCTTTTCAACAACTTGTTCTGCTTTATCCTTTTTATCTTCTTTTTGGATTCTCGGATCCATATCAGCTAACTCTTTTTGAAGCTTAGCTAATTTTTTCTTTTCACCAACTGGCGCAAAACCTTGTTCTTCAAATTGCTTTAAAACAGCTTTTTGTTTATCAACTTCTTCTTGCTTTGCTTTAAGTTTATTAAAAGCCTCAGCGCCAACTTCCTTACCAGTCTTTTTGCCTTGCATCAGACCGCCTCTACCGGTCTTAGAAAATGCAGTTGCAAATCGTTCTTGCTCAACCGAGTAATCAGCCTTTGTACTTAAAATATCTTTAGCGGTTCCTAGGGCACCCTTAAGGACTCCTTTAGAACTACCGTAAGCTTTTTTAATGGCAGCTTCAGGGTCGCCCAGTGTATCAACGATATTACCACTTACCTTTGCAAATTTATTACCAACGCTCTTAACACCACCGACAACAGACTTAAGTTTTTCAGTTAGTGTTAGATTAGTTGCTGCTTTAGGTAACCCAGCTGATATAGCAGACTCTTTACCGCCAATAGAAGTACCGGTAGAAGATTTCTTAATACTTTTTAAAGTATCATTTAAATCTTTAAGACCTTTAATAATTTTATTATTCTGGTCTTCATTTTTAACTGCATCTTTATTGATATCTTTATCAATATCTCTTTCGTATTTTAATTGACCTAATGTTAAACCATTACTAATCTTATTATTAGTTTTGATCTCATCTAATAATAAAGAAAAGGTTGCATGTACCCCGGTAAGCTGGGTAGACAGTCTTTCAGTAACTGCCTTTCCAACTACCGTTGCAGTCTGCTCAACCGAATTAGTATTGGTTGTTTTAGCCATTATACGTTAAAGTTAGGTGTTACAGGTCTTCTTCCACCGGGTGTGGGAGCAGGTGTCATGCTAAATTCAGTTGTTGTTTCTGTAGTATTATATGACTGGGATGATCCGAATGACTGAGCTTGGGGTGCTCCAAAGCCTGGTGATTGCTGTGGAGAGTTAAATCCACCGCCAGTGAATGATGGTACTGACGAAGATAGGTTAGGTGTTGGTACCCCGCCTCCTTGAAAACTGGTTGATACATTCGATGCTCCTGCTACCTTTTCCTGGGTACGACCGTAGGCTGAAACACCAAGAACGGCACCCATGGCTACGTGAAATAGACCACCGCCCTGTAACGTAATAGGTACCCATTGTCTAAATGCATCATTCTGTATAGCAGTTTCCCAGAACTGAACTATAGTAAACATAATCGGGAATATAGCGAAGTCCATTAGACAGCATGTCATGTACATAATTGCCATCATTGGACGCCATTTCTTGGTCATCCAATCTTCTTCTGCTTTCTTAACTACTTTTTCTTCTTTTTTATTTTCTTTGGTCATGTGTTCCTCGCATTTTGTTGAAGCATTCTCAGCTTTTCGTTTTCTTGTTTAATATAATCAATTAATAACGAAACGTATATCTCCCTTTCCCACGGCATCATATTTTCAATTTCTGTTAAACTATACTTATGATGTTGCATCAAGGAAAAATTCAGCGTAAAAAAATTAGCTAAATTATCCGTGGAAAGGGTTATACGAAAAAATTTTGTAATCCTTCAAGTCTAGAAACATTATGTTTACCACACTTAGGACAATCACATTCAATTGTCTGTACAATCTTTGGGGAAGATGTAAAGAATACTTCTAACCTACTAAACTGTTCTTTTGTTAAAGAGTAAATAAACTCTTCAATCTCTTCTTTCGTCTGATCTTTGGATTCCCAATAATCTTCTGAATTATAAATCGCCTCAATACTACCGATGACTAATTTAAAAATATCATCTGTATCTTCTTCTGAAAAGACAGCAAATACCTCGTCGATACTTGGATACTTTAATACAACACCTACCTCATCGGTAACCATTATTTTGTTAGAATGACCTTCTGGTCTTTCTACTTTTAAATCTTCAATATTAAAAGAGGTTTCAATCTTATTATCGCACTCACAATTAATAATAACCTCAACTACTTCACTTATGGATTTTGCTCTTAACTGCATAAAGATATATTCAATATCAAAATGCGGTAATGTGTTGACATCTAACGCTTTAAATGTACATACCTCTACTAACTCTCGAACAATTCTACCAACTTCGCTATCTTCCGCCTCTGCCATTGTTAGTAGAACTTTATGTTCTTTAACTAAAAATGGTCTATATTTTACTTTTACACCCGTTGATGGTAATATTAATTCATACGTCGGTGTATTCAATTTAGGTAAAGCCATTATATTTTCCTATTATTAAGCTGAGATGGGTAAGTCAGACCCCGGTGTATCATATTCAAGTTGACCTGATGGTGCGGAGAATTGTCTGCTTCTAGAATCTATTACACTTCTGGTATCTGCAACAGGTACTTGAGGAAACTGACGCTGCCTTGGTATATCTACAGGATTTGTTTGATACTCTTGACTAATGTCTTTCCAATAACGATAAGCAAACAAAACATTAAGTCGATGAGTTTGATTTTGCGCAGAGTTATTTAACTCCAGCAAGTTAATGCTTCTTGGGAATGCTTCTGAAAGTTCAATTTCGTAAGTAACATTGTCCTGCTCATCTAACTGTCTTAGACGAATAGTTGTAGCGTATTCCTCTTGATACCCAACAAGCCCGGTGTCTGGGTCTACTACCATCGATGTCCAGTTATCAAAGAATTTTTTAACTTGCATATCTCTATCAACGTGAAACGTTAATGATATGCCTTCACCACCGTACTCAGCCCCAAAAGGTCTTTGATACGTAGGTCCGAATATTTTAAATGATTTGGTAGATATGTTTACTGGGGGTAAGCTTGCCATTTCACAATACAGGCTTACTGCACCTGAATTAGCTATATTTTTACCTATGAGTGTACTGGGAGCATTAATAAAAACCTCAAAGCGATTTACTCTTGCTAAACTATCAGCTCTTACAGCACCTATAAACTGACTTAAATTAAAATTAGCTTTTGCCATTAGTATTTTTTCCTTGAGTCTCTCCAGACCTCTTGTTTGTTAGCTCCAATAAATCTCTCAACTGGAAGCTGGGAGGCTGTAACCCAATCAGGGTAATGCACCTTTAAAAATCTAGATTGAAGCTGATCAAAAAGATAGTGTTTAACACAAGCCTTAACCGGCGCATATCTAGTTGAAGCATTCAATATTCTCCAGTTTAACTGAAGTCTTGTATTCTCAGTAACCTTAGCATCATAGGCTAAATCATGCATTGCGGCCAGTAGTTTAAACCTAACGGGGTAAGGAATATAATGTAAGTTCAATCCAAAGAACCCACCCTGTACTTTTCTAAAAGGTAACACCAGAGGAAACATGTCCCAGTAAGGTAACTTATCTTTTAACTTAGCATCGTAAAAGAACATGTACATGTTAAGGCATAATGGT